ACATCTTCTTCATCTTGCATTTTCTTTATAAACGCTTCTGCGGCTGATTGGTTCTTAAAAGACTTTTTCATCTTTTTACCATTCCACAATTCGACTGAAGCAATTACTTTCGTCGCAGCTTCATCAACTGATTCCTTAGTATCTAAAACACTAGGATCAACTAAATTCTTTTTGTTATTCTTAATATGTGCTTGCATCATTCGCTGAGCACCATTGTCACCGCTTATAGCATACCCTGTAAGATATGCATCTGCAGCAGCCTTAGCAGCTTTAGGCGTCTTAAATCCATCAGAACCTAGATACATTGTAGTACCTTTAGTCTTATGTACGACCTTAGCTCTATGTCCACCAAACTTTGATTTCTCAGAAGTAGCAGTATAGTCTGACGGTTTAATTTTTGCTTCATCTAATTCAACGTCTTCTTTCATTAATTTGCTTTTATTCTTTTTAGCATAATCATCAGATGCTCTATTAGCACCACGATCACTACTTGCTGCATATCCATCTAGATATGCTTTAGCTTGACCTTCAGCATCCTTAGGAGATTTAAACAATTCGCTGCCTAGGTACAACATTGTACCTTTCTCTTTATGTGTAACCAACGCGCGGAAACCGCCCTTTGGAAATTTTTCAGATCCAACAGTGTAGTCGGCAGCGTTAAGGCGGGCTTCTCGTAGAGATTTAAATTTCTTCATCGTTATTGTCCTTTAAGTAATCTTTGAATGATACTGCAGTATCTTCGAATGCTAAATGTTTAGGTAGTAAACCTTTCTTGATCATATCATGAAAAGTCTTATTTAAGTTTCTATAGTCAAGGCCAGTAACCTTAGCTGTTTTCATCATAATCTTTTGACCGTTATCAGTATCACCTGATGATTTCTTACGTTGATCAAGGTAGTATCTTACAGCCTTTTTGTACACTGGTTTTTTAAGTGTCTTATCAATCCAACGATCTAGATCATCTAATCCTATTGCAGATAATGCTCCCATCTCTTCGAGTTCACCAGGAGTTGTTTCTTTTGCGTGTTTAGTATATTCGTCTGTACCAATCTCGTACGATTCAACCTTAGAGGCGAGGTCTTTATCAGCGCCACCCCATGTACCTTTTGATTTAGTAACGAATGAATTGACTCGAGCGAATGCCCATTGTTGTGGAGTAGTACCTGGACGATGACTTGTTTTCCATGCACCCATTCCACGATCATATACCTTTTTAAGTATACCATACGGCATGCCAGTTTTTTCTGCTTTCTTAACAAGACCTGCGATTTTCTTTTCTTCTAGATCTTCTTCACCAAACATTTTCTTATATTTTTTAGTATGTTTAGACAGAGGCATATCTTTTGCTTCATCTAATTTTTCAACTGAATCTAACCAACATCGTTTCTTTTTACCATCAGCGAATTCAACTAATACATAATTGGCACCAGTCATTGTAATGGTACCAACATCATTTGATTCTTTTACGACAACAGTATCACCTTCATTAAATAACGTACCAGCTTTATACTGTTCACGTTCTTCTGATACTGTTTCTAATTGGACATGTGCACGGTGGTTATGAGACTCTTTAAGACCCATACCTTTGCGGATAGCATTGAATAATTCTTTTCCATCTTTATAACCAGATGGCATACCTTTACTAAATTCATTAAAATCATTAGCAGAAGCTGCAGCTCTTAACTTTGATGCACTCATACCAGATACATCATCTGAATCAGGATCTCTTGCTCCAGCACTTACTACTTGGATTCCACCTTCAAATTGATAGAAACCATGACGACCCTTTTCACCATTGTATTTGTTTAATAGCTTATCGAATTCATTTAAACGATCTTCACCAACAACCATATTAACTTTGGTGAAACCTTGATCATATAAACGAGTTACGATATCAAATACAGTACGGACATTTGAATCTGCCATAATGCTTCGAGCATACTTAGGAAACATCTTACGAAGGAATTTGATTTTATCTTTAAACTTGAGAGGATTCTTTTTGGGATCATTAGACTGCGAAGCATATATTCTGAACTGACCCGATCCTGCCTTTTTCTTTAAAGCATCAAAGACCTTTTCATGGCCATTTGTTGGAGGGTTAAACCTGCCAAAAACGAACGTGATCTCGTTAGTTTCTTCGGATAGATATTCGCTAAAGCGTTTTGGATTATACGCCATTCTTTTTTATTCCTCGGTTCCCATCTAAAGGTTATCGACTCGGTGAGTCCCAACCTTTAATAATATCTTTGCTGAAGTTATTAGTCGAAAATTCTAATCGATCAACTAATTTAACAGCTCCACCTTCCATACGATCTATAGCAACAAAACCTTCAGGGTTGGTTACTTTAAATCCGGATTTAGTCTTCACAAATGTATTAATATTTGATAGACTGTTAAGTTTATTTATAATAATTAATTTTGCATCTACCACAGAATTCTGTAAATCGAACACTTTTTTTAATGTTTTTGTATTCTTTTTACTAAAAAACGATAATAATTGGTCTCTTTGACCAGTTTTTCTTTCTTTACCCTTATCAGATTTTAGCTTATCAATCTGTTTAGCATATCGTAGGTTAACGAATTCAATAAGACCTTTTGTATGAGCATCAGTATTAGTGATACGTTCGTTAGCTCTTACCTTTGTATTATTATATGTATTGATAATAAGATTCAATTCTTTATTCTGTTCAATCTCTTTAAGTATACTACCAGAGATCTCTTTAAATAACTTACCAGCTGTTGATAGATGAGCAGTCACTGCAGCTGTTTCTTTGGCTGTCATTGTAGCAGTACCAGATAGATCAGGAAGTGTAGCATCAACTGACCATACCTTGCTTGTCGGCTTAAGTTTAGAAGCAATTGATTTACCAAACTCAGCTCTCATTGTGTCAAAGGTTGGACCAGTATATACAGTATGCCATACGATACCAATCTCAGCTTTAGAGATCTCTTTCTCCATATCACTACCTTTTGGTACAGCATAAACAATTGTATTCGGATGAAACGTAGTATACTTAACTCCAGCAATTGTTTCTGATCCAAGGTCAGATTTGTCATACATGAAGTCACCTTGAATAACACCTTTAATGCCTACACCTTTTAGATTATCAAAGGCCATCTTTAACTTCTTTGAGAGGTCACCAGAGGTGTCTGCATCAATATCAGCATGACTCTTATATATCATAGGGTTCTTATTGAATACACCCTTCTTAGCAACAAAGAACTCTCCAGTAGTTGGATCTTCACCAGCAAATACAGCAGGAGCTCCGTCCCATTTAACAGTCACATCAGTAGAACTCTTAGCACTACCCGATAACATATCACGTAAAGAACGTAATGCATTGATAGCTTGACGAGCGCCTTTCACACCACCATCGAGGATCAAATCTTCCAAGTGAACCATGTGTGTATTCTTGCCAGCTTCTTCTGATAGATAGCCTTTTAATGATCTCATATAATTTCTACCTTTAGAGTATTATAACCTTTTATGAGTCGATGATACACACCACGTGGTATATGAATCTCTTCATTTAGATTTAATAGGAAAGGCAAGCAATCTTCTATTTGTAATTGCCAACCTTCACCTTCGATTAATTTAATTGTTCGATCTACTTTATCCCTATGCCATATGTAATCATTGGCTGGTCTTTTAATATCAAACGTTCTTATGTTCCCATCATCAACGTATGGCATTACCAAAACCAATTACCTCCGCCTTTCAACCCCAAGTTCTTTGCATACTTTGGTAATCTACATGACCAATAGCCTGCTTTTGTTTTATCATTCTTTGTATCACAGTTATGACGAGAAGCAAAGTTTCTTGCTGCATCTCTATCATTAATCTTTGATGTAAGTCCACCTTTCTCATCACCAAACTCAATCTTCTTAACGTTACCCGTCTTAGGATTGTTAACGTATACTACATACTTCTTTTTACCACTGCTACGCTTTGGTTTATTTAATTCAGGTTCAGCAGCTTCAATCATTGGGCTTTCCAATGGAACACGAGTTCCTTCATATAAACCAAAGTTACTCTTTTCGTCGTAGTACTCTAAGAACTTATCCATTATTCATACACCTTTATATATGCGCTTGAATCTTCAGCCTTTGATCCAGCATAATTGACTATTTTAGTAATAAAGCGATTCGATTTTGGACCAGTATTAAGTGAAACCATATAGCATATAGATATTACACCATACTTAGCTGATATCCAGAATTGATCTTTCTTTTTTAAATTTTCTTCAAATACTTCAAATGAGTCGTCATAGAAATGATTATACATCTTCCAAAACTTTTCAATTGATTTCTTATCACCTTTGGCAATCTTTTTAGCAGTACCAAAAATGTCTGCTTTAAATTTATCAGATACAGGACTCTTGCCGAATACTTGTTTTGCTGCGTCGATTAGTATACCCCAACCTGCACCACCACCTCTAGCTGTCTTACCTTTAAGTTCAGCTTTAACAGATCCACCTGCGCTATTATCTTTCAAGAGTAATGAACCAGTATCGTATATAATAGTACCACCCTTTGTTGACCAAAAGTCTCCGCGGCTAGCACCTTGCAATAAGATTTGTTTTACTCTATGGTCATCTACATCAGGTGGTCTTTCGACATTCATTTCAACATGCTTAGCTTTCTTTTTAACTTTCTTAAGTGATATACCAACCAATCGCTTATTAACAAAATGTTCTAGTATATCAAGATTTAATGTCTTAACACTATCTGTACCAAGTTCTTTCTTGACATTAAAGTCTTTTGCTACAGCCCATATATCACCAGGATTCCACTTATCATCTTTAAGAGCAGAAAATCCACTATTCTTAAAAGCGATTGATTTCTTAGCATAGATTTCATTCATCACTTTATCACCACGATGGAATGTCATGCTCTTATTCACGTAACCGTTTTTAATAAGTAATATTGCAGACTCATAAGAAGAATGAGCCCAATCATCACTGACGCTTAATACCTCATCAAGTGAAGCATCAACGAATACTTTCTTGTATGCATTTTTTATGATATCGTTATTTGTAAAGAATTCTTCTGATTGAATACCATGATCTAACATGGCTTGAATCATTACACACTGATGAGATTCAGTATTTTTTGTATTAAGAGTACCACCACCTGCACCGCCGCCACCACCGAATACCTTTGATTTACCAAGGTCTGAAGATGTAATGAATTTGTCATTATCACCTTTAAGTGGAATAGGTTTTTTTCTATCGGAGTTGTCTTTCTTATATATTTCGATACCAGCCATTGCGTGCTCGATATCAGTAACAAGAAATGTACCACCCTTGGCAAGCTCTAAGGGTTTACCTGATTTAATAAGTCGAATAAGAATCTCAATACGATCTTCACCTGTTACACCATTAGGTTTAGCTAACTCTGAAGGTGTAAGTTTGACTGCTTCAGAAAGTGGTTGAAAACTTGAAAAACTAATCATGTGAGCCTCGTAGATATTTAATATTATAACTATTTATACGGTTTTATGTCTCCATCATCATCGACTTTTATAATTTTTTGTGCTTCTAATATTGATATCGTGGCTTCAGCTCCATTCATAACACCCTTAGAGTATGCCGTAATAGTTGCACCACTAACACATATGAAAACTATGACAAGAGTTACGATATCCATTATAGGGCACCATCTTCAGGTTGCATAAAATAGTTTAGCATTTCAACTTGTTCGCCACCATGATTGATAATAGCTTTATAAGCACCTTCGGCTAAAGGATGTACCTTCTCACTTAACTTATTTAGAATATACTCTGATCCTGATTCAGTCTTAACTATATACTTATCTTTTAAATTATTAATAGAGATGATCTCAGTTGATCGTCTCCACCGGCCAAAAGAAAATGGAATGTCTAGTTGTTTTGCACCCCAACCTGCAAGGATAACCATATTAGGTCCTTGAAAGAATACATCGCGATCGACTTGCATTTTCATTAACACCCAATATTCCGGAACTATATTTTGTTCTGGCCCTACCCGCTTAAACATCAAAGGTTCACTTCCTAACTTACTCATACATCATCCTTAATTCTATTCGTGAGTTTATTTAATACATCATCTTTAGACCAATGACCTACAGGACTATCTTCTTTAGCGAGTTCGACAATCTCATCAGTTGTTACTACTCGATGTGAAACTATTTGTTCACCAAGATGCTGTTGACCTAATTCATTATCAGGAGACATCACTACAGTATCACATGCCCATTCAATTGGATCATCGTCATTTAATTCTACAGCATATCGCATACGAAAAGTACTAACACATTCTACTAAAACAAACTTACTCATTCTCATTTTCCTCTTTTTTTCTCTATAGCCATTACCTGATCCACAGACATACCATCACCCCTGTGTCTTACCCCAATACCTTTAGCAACTGCCCGACTAAATAGTTTTTCTCGACAAAAACAACAAAGACTATCGTAACTGCTGGCGTGACCTTTACCACACCCA